GCCGGTGCGGACGCGGCAGGGCGCGCGGCGTGAGCTGCTGGCGGTGACGCTGGTCGAGGTGAGCCTGGTCGCGGTGCCGATGCAGCCGCACGCGCGGGTGACGCGGGTTTTCTGAAGTTCAACACGAGAGGAGAAGAGCATGATCGTGGTCGACAGGCCGGCGCTGGAAGGCGTGCGGGCGGAGAACAGCGCGTTCGCAGGCTTCGTGCGGACGGGCGCGGCGGTGGAGATGAAGGCCTTCACCGGGGTGACGGGGGACGCGGGCGGCTATGCCGTGCCGCGCGAGATCGACGCGGCGATCGATGCGGTGCTCACGACCGCCTCGCCGATCCGCGGCATCGCCAATGTGGTGAAGGTGGGATCGGCGGGCTATCGCAAGCTGGTCACGTCGGGCGGCACGCCGTCGGGCTGGGCGGCGGAGACGGCGGGCAGGCCGGGCACGGCGAGCCCGGTGTTCCACGAGATCGCGCCGCCGAGCGGAGAGCTGTACGCCAACCCGTCCGCCAGCCAGGCGATGCTGGACGATGCGGGCTTCGACGTGGAGGAATGGCTGGCGGCGGAGATCGCGGCGGAATTCGCCCGCGCCGAGGGGGCGGCGTTCGTGAACGGATCGGGCGTCGACCGGCCGCGCGGGTTCCTGGCGGGGCCGGTCGCGACGGAGGGTGACGGGGCGCGGGCGTTCGGGGCGATCCAGTATCTGCCGTCGGGCGCGGCCGGGGCGTTCGGCGCGGCGCCGGAGGAACGGCTGATCGACCTGGTCCAGTCTCTGCGCGCGCCGTACCGGCAGGGGGCGAGCTTCGTGATGAACGCAGGCACGCTGGCGCGCATCCGCAAGCTGAAGACGGCGGACGGCGCGTTCCTGTGGCAGCCGAGCCTGTCGGCGGGGCAGCCGGCGACGCTGCTCGGCTATCCGGTGGTGGAGGCGGAGGACATGCCCGACGTGGCGGCGGGGTCCTTGTCGATCGCGTTCGGCAATTTCCGGGCGGGCTACATCGTGGCCGAGCGGAGCGAGACGGCGATCCTGCGCGATCCGTATTCGAACAAGCCGTTCGTCAGCTTCTACGCGACCAAGCGCGTGGGCGGGTGCGTGACGGATGCGAACGCGATCAAGGTCATGAGGTTCGCCGCCGCATGAATGCGGGGCGGGGCAAGGTGATGAAGTTCGCCGCCAACTGAGCGTCTTTCCGTCACCCCGGCTCCGAGCGGGGGACCCGCTACCTTGGTGAGGTCGGAAGAAGAAGCGGGCCCCGGATCAAGTCCGGGGTGACGGTGGGTTTGGGAAGGGGATGGTCATGACGACGATCAACGACGGCGCGGTGGCGGCGGCGAAGGGGATGCTGCGGCTGCACGGCACGGAAGAGGACGCGCTGCTCGCGCGGCTGGCGGCGACGGCGCGGGGAGTGGGGGAGCGGTTCTGCGGGCGGGCGTTCGCGGACGCGGACGACTGGGACGCGGTGCCCGCGCCGCTGGCGCACGGACTGGTGCTGCTGGCGGTGCACCTGTGGGAGAACCGGCACGACGACCAGGCTCCACCCGCGGCGGTGACTGCGCTGTGGCGGCCGTTTCGGGTGGTGCGGCTGTGAGCGCGCGGATGATCATGGTCGCGGCGGTGATCGAGCGGCTGGAAGCGCTCAACATGCCAGGAGGCACTTGGGCGGTGTTCGATGCGCCGCCGGTGCGCGGCGGCGTGCCGTACGCGCTGGCCGAAGAGCCGGTGCTGGCCGACTGGAGCGGCGTCGGTTGGGAAGGGCGCGACGGGCGGATGACCGTGAGCGTCCATGACGCGGGCGAACGGCCGGTGCGGCTGCGCGCGCTGTCGGACGGGGTGATCGAGACGCTGTCGCTGCTGCCGGTCGAGCTGGGGGACGGGTGGCGGCTGATCCGCTTCCGGCTCGCCAAGGCGCGGGTGGCGAAAAGCGGCGGCGATCGATGGACGGCGTCGCTGGAATACGCGGTGCGGATCGCGCGGGTGACGGGGTGACAAAGGCCCTCTCTTTCGAGGGAGGGAAAGGGTCAGGAGTGTGTCCTCCTGGCAGACGCCGGTCGGCCCCACCCCAACCCCTCCCCTGAAGGGGAGGGGCTTTTTGGAAGATGATGGAGAGGCGAACATGATCGAGAAGGGAAGCGCGTTCCTGCTGAAGGTGGGGGACGGGGCGGCGAATCCGCAATTCGCGACGGTGGCGGGGCTGCGCACGACGCAGCTGTCGATCAACGGCGAGGCGGTGGTGGTGACCAACAAGGATTCGGGCGGCTGGCGGCAGCTGTTGGGCGGCGCGGGGGTGCGGCACGTATCGGTATCGGGCGCGGGGGTGTTTACCGGCTCGGCAGCGGAGAGCCGGCTGAAGGCGAGCGCGCTGTCGGGGGTGCTCGACGATTACCGGCTGACGTTCGAGGGCGGCGAGGCGATGACCGGGCGCTTCCTGCTGACGCGGCTCGACTATGCCGGGGACTTCAACGGGGAGCGGTCGTACACGCTGAGCCTGGAGAGTTCGGGCCCGGTGGTGGCGGCGTGACTCCGGATCAGGGAAGAAGCGGGACCCCGGATCAAGTCCGGGGTGACGAAAGGGTCGCGAACCCCGTGCGGGGCGAGGCGTCGTTCCGGGTGAACGGGGAGGCGTTGGTGCTGCGGCCGTCGTTTCAGGCGCTGGTCGCCGCGGAGGGCGAGCTGGGGCCGTTGTTCGCGCTGGTGGAGCGCGCGGCGGACGGGCGCATGACGCTGGCCGAGACGGCGGGGCTGTTCTGGCATTGCGTCGCCGAGCGGCCCGGATGGGTGACGCGCGAGGCGGTGGGCGAGGCGGTGGTCGCGGGCGGGCTGGCGGGGGCGACGCCGGTGCTGCGCGTGCTGCTGGGGCAGATCCTGGGTGGGCGGTGAGGGTCCGTGTAATTCCTCCCCGGGACGGGGAGGTGGCGCCGCGAAGCGGTGACGGAGGGGGCTCTCGACAAGTGACATCGTCTGCGGAGAGCCCCCTCCGACGCTTCGCGCCACCTCCCCGTCCCGGGGAGGATTTTAGTGGGGGTGCCTCCCGCCTCGCGGGCTTTGCGGGCGCGGTGCTGGGGTGGGCGCCGGATGCGTTCTGGCGGGCGACGCCGGCGGAGGTGGCGGCGGTGGTGTCCGCGATGGCGGGCGCGGTGACGACGCCGCCCGATGCGGGCGCGATCGCGCGGTTGAGGGAGGCGTTTCCCGATGGATGAGGAATGGGTGGCGGTGCGCGCCGACACGGCCGCGTGGGCGCGCGACGTGGCGGCGATGCGGGCGGAGCTGGCGGACGGGCTGGGCGATGGCGCGGCGCGGGCGGGGCGGCTGGTGGAAGGATCGCTGCTGCGCGCGGTGCGGACGGGCAAGCTGGGCTTCGACGAGCTGAAGGACACGGCGCTCCGCGCGCTGGATCAGATCGCGGCGGCTTCGCTCAGGACTGCGGTGGGTTCGGTTGCGCCCGGAGGTCTGGGGACGGTGTTCGCGGGGCTGCTCGGCCTGCCGGGGCGGGCGACGGGCGGGCCGGTGGCGCCGGGCCGCGCCTATGCGGTGGGTGAGCGGGGCCCGGAGCTGTTCGTGCCGACGACGAGCGGGCGGATCGAGGCGGCGGGGGCGGCGGGGCCGCGTGAGGTGCGCGTGGCGATCACGGTGAACGCGCGGGCGGGGGAGGCTCCGGCGGCGCTGCAGGCATCGGGGCGGCAGGTGGCACGCGCGGTGCGCAGGGCGCTGGAGGGGTAGCCTAGCCTGCCGATCCTCCCCGGGACGGGGAGGGGGACCGTCGCCGCAGGCGATGGTGGAGGGGGCTCTCGGCGGGAGCGTGCGTCGAAAGCCCCTCCGTCACCGCTTCGCGGTGCCACCTCCCCGTGCCGGGGAGGATTTCAAGGAGTTCGATCATGGGATGGTGGTTGTGCCGGGAGCGATCCGGGCAGCGGGAGGGCTTTGTCTCGCGCTTCGATCCGCGGTTCTGGACGGTGAACTTTCCCAGGCCGATGATGGCGTCGGTCGTGACGACCGCGCCGGATGCCCCTTTGACAGGCTCAGGACAGGGCCTGCGGGTGGATGCGGTGTTCTACCGCCAGGACGATCTGGCGGGGCTGATCTGGGAAGCGGAGGACAGGCACGATCATCCTCTGCTGCGGTACGAGACGGCACGGGATTTCCGGGCGTGTCGGCTGCGGTTCCGGTGGCGGTCGGCGGGCGTGCGGGCGCTGGATGCGCTGCACGGCCCGGTGCTGACGATCGAGGGGCGGGATGCTTCGGGTGCTGCGCGTGCCTGGTATGTGCGGTTGTGGAACTATGCGGTGGGCAGCCCCGAGGACGCGGTGGTGTCGATCGACTTCGCCGCGGTCGCGGGCGGGTTCCTGCATCCGGGCGAGGCGGACCCGGTGTGGGCGGGCGATGTCGACCGGATGTTCGTGTCGCTGGTCGCGCCCGGATACACGGGGGCGGATGCGCCGCTGGCTGCGCCCGCCGAGGGGTGGGCGGAGATGTCGGGCATCGCCTGCGACGGGCCGGGTAGCGTGCTTAGCCTCGGTGACCCGGTGGTGCCCGAGCATGGCGTCCGCATCGCGGGCGGCTATGACGACAGCTACCACCTGACGCCGGCGCGGCTGCTGCGCAACGCACTGCACCTCGGCTACCGGGGGCCGATCACGCATTATGTGGGCATGAGCCACTACTTCCGGCTGGGAGCGGACGGGAAGGTCGTGGGCGTCCTCAATGCGCCGTGCGCGGCGTGGCACCGGGACTTTGCGGCGCGGGCCAAGGCGCTGGGGTTTGGCGTGATCTGGTCGCTGTCGTACGAGCTGCTCGACCAGCATTGTCCGGAAACGTGGAAGCAGCGGGCCGCCGATGGCTCGCCCGCGCTGACGGGGTGGGTGCCGCCGTCGACCTTGCTGAGCCCGGCGAACGGCGCGGCGATGG